TACTACATTTGTTGAGGTGTATCGCAAGGAGAATACTTTATACGCAAAGGAGTTACTTTACCGAACCAATATGACTGGTTACGATATAGCGAAGTATCTTAAAGAAATAGAGTTGAAAGGAATCATCTATGCGGACTCAGCAAGACCTGAGATCATAGAAGAACTCAGAAGAATGGGAATACCTATCAGACCCACTAAGAAAGGTGCTAACTCTGTACACGCAGGAATCGATGTACTCAAAAGACATAAGCTAAATGTCGTTGGGGATAACTTCGTTCAAGAGATGCGTAATTACAAATGGATAGAAGACAAGAGTGGTAAGCTAACAAACATTCCACAAGACGGAAACGACCACTTAATAGATGCGTTTAGGTATGCGACTTATAATGTACTTGCTAAACCGAACTACGGAACTTACGCAATCAGATAAAAAAAAATAAAAAAAGTTTCATAAAAGTTTGGTGGTTAACAAATGTTGATTATCTTTGGTGTATCAAAATAGATAGATATGAAAAATTTAATCGACATCCTGACTTCAGAAACTCAAAGTTTAAAAGCACAATACATCCAGTTTACTGATGAATGGGCTAATCAAGAATTTTACAGATTAAAACAATGGTTGGAAGATTATCGCACTTGGCATACTGAAAATTTCGCAAAAAAAGAAATGATAAATGAATGCTCCAGAAAGGAAAAAATAAAAGCATCAATTCCATATGAGGTGTTTGCAAACAAAATTGAAGAATTTGTTGAAAAACAAATAAAAAACGCAGAAAAGCACTACACTAATTCAATAGAAAAACTTGCTTTGAGAATTGAGCAAAAACAATTAAACATCAATAACTTGAAAGCGGTTACATCACACATCGGAGTGAACATTGACACAACACTTACTGATGGAGAAAAAGTTGTTAGAGCATTTACAATCATCGCAAATGGCGAAATAAACAGACCACATTACAGATACTTAATCAAATAACAAACAAGCCCCTTTTGGGGCTTTATTTAAACAAGACAGATATGAAAAAGTTTTTACAAAGAGACCCGATGAACATCTTTTACTTACTTAGCTTTTACGCAGTAGGTATGATAGTAATGATTGGATTTATGCTTTTAGGTGAAGCAATACAAGCGATTTAGTTAGGTTGATTTTTAGTCAGAAAGGGGATAGCAGAGATGTTGTCCCTTTTTTGTTTTAAAGGGAGTTATTAAATTGTTGTTCCCTTTTTGTTTTAAAATAGGTCTAAAAAATCGTTATATAGTTATGAAGATTGAAGTTATTATACCAAGCGAATTATCTGAGATTACTCTTGACCAATATCAGAGGTATGTCAAGATACAAGATAATGAAACTGATGAGAAGTTCCTACAAAGCAAGATGCTCGAAATCTTTTGTGGGATTAAACTCACAGATACAATGAAAATGAAGATGAGTGATGTAAACGCTATCACGGAGATCTTATCAGATATGTTTAACTCAAAACCTAACCTTGTTCGTAAGTTCAAGATGAAGGGTGTGGAGTATGGATTCATTCCAAACCTTGATGAGATTAGTCTTGGCGAATATATCGACTTAGATACTTACTTAGGTGATTGGGAGAATATGCACAGAGCAATGGCAGTTCTTTACAGACCTATCAAAGAAAAATACGGAGAGAGATACAATCTTGTAGAGTACGAAGCTGGAGATGGTGAGTTGATGAAGAATATGCCGATGGATGCAGTTATAAGTTCGGTGCTTTTTTTTTATCATTTAGGAATCGACTTATCTCAAGCTATGATGAACTATTTGGAGGAGTCTCAGGAGACACGCTTAGTGCAGTATCTCAGTTCGGACAAAAGTGGGGCTGGTATCAATCAATTTACTCACTCGCTCAAGGGGATATTACACGATTTGAAGATATCACTAAACTAACCGCTCACGAGTGTTTTATGATGTTATCATTTCTAAAAGAGAAGAACGACTTAGAAGCAAGACAAATTAAAAGCAAGATATGAATACTGGAATAAGAGGATTTTATTTACTAACCGATTTGATCAAGGAGCAACTCCTAAGCGATGAGGATGTAAACACAGTAACATTCGGAGACATTACTGAGGTGGATTTATACAAGCAAAGTATATTTCCACTTTCTCATTTGATAGTGAACTCAGTTACAAGTGCAGAGAACACGCTATCGTTTAACATCAGTATTCTATCGATGGATATTGTAGATCAAAGCAAAGAAGAAACCACAGATAGATTTGTTGGGAATAATAACGAGCAAGATGTATTCAATACTCAGCTTACTGTTCTTAATAAATTGATTCAAAGACTAAGAATCGGAACATTATACCGAGACCTTTATCAAGTTGTTGGAGATGTAACCTTAGAGCCTTTTAAAGATAGGTTTGAGAATGAACTCGCAGGATGGACTGCCACATTCGATGTAATGATAGAAAACGATATTGATGTCTGCTGATTTCAAAAGAACGAGAGAAGAACTTAACCGCTTTGCTAAGTATGTCATTCAGCAATCGAGGACAAACTTAACTAAGGGGAGAAAGAATGTTTCTGGAGATCTTTATAACTCTTTGGGGTATGATTTAAAGGTGATGCCTAATTCATTCAGCTTAGAGTTCTTTATGCCTGAATACGGAGAGTATCAAGACAAGGGTGTAAGTGGTACAAAAAAGAAATACAATACTATCTACTCTTATTCGAACAAGAAGCCTCCAATGCAACCATTAGCGGATTGGGCAAAGAAGAGAGGGATAAGACTAAGAGATGAGAAAGGAAGATACAAGAAAGGTAATTACACAACGATAGGATTCATTTTACAAAAGAGTTTATTTGAGAAGGGGATTAAACCTTCTTTGTTCTTTACGAAACCTTTTGAGAAAGCGTTTATCAGATTACCTGAAGACATTATAGAGAAATTTGCATTAGATATAGATGACCTTTTAGAATTTACAAGATGAGTACAAAGATAAATGTAAGAAGCCCTTATTATGTGAAAGTATCAAATGCGAGTTTGCATTCGGTTACTTTTAATTTATATGTATGGGATGGATTGAGTGGAGATACTACTTCGATTAAATACACCTTCAACAAAACTGAGGTAGGTTCGAACAACTATGTGGTGTTTGAATTATCTGAGTTCATTAAAGACTACTTAGTAACATCCTACGGAAACTATTCTACAAATGCGGTATGGATAAAGTATTCTTATCAGATATACGACTCATCTGGAAGTACGGTTGGTTCTTTGGTTACTTCTACACCTGCACTTGCGGTAGATGGATATGGTTACTTCGAGGATGGTGTACAACCTGAATTATCTAAGCAACTTCTCCAATCAAATACAATCATTTATTATAACGAAGGTCAAGACATAGTATTCCCTATTTGGGCAGAGGACTTATCTACTATAAGTTTGACTTCGGATGCTGGTGCAGATGTGAATTGGGAAGCGGTTGAAGATTTTTGGAATACTTATGATGTTTCTTGGGGTTACGCTTTGACTCCGATAGTTATCACGGACAATGGCAACTCAAACCAAAAGATTCAATATGTCAGACTTACATCTTCTGAAGAATTACAAGATGGAGATACTATCACAATCACTTCAGGAGTAGGTGGTGCTACAACCGTTATTACTTTAGAGGAGATCTGCGAACCTAAGTATTCACCTTTGAATATTATCTTCTACAACAAATTCGGAGCATTACAGAATGTATGGTTCTTCAAAAAGAACACTACTACACTCAATGTAAGAAGCGAGAACTACAAGAGAAGCATAATGGACTTTACTTCTTCTCCTACTTACTCAGAACAAGCACATCAAGTAAAGACTTTCAACGCAAACGGAAGAGAGGTTCTACAAGCGAACACAGGATTCATTGATGAGCAATACAACGAGGTTATAAGACAACTTCTTTTATCGGAGGAGGCTTGGGTAGACAACGGAACAGATGTACTCCCTATTCGACCTATAACTAACTCATTGACCTTTAAAACAAGCGTGAATGATAAGTTGATTAACTACACCTTAGATTTCGAGTACGCATTTGATAAGATTAACAACATTCGATAATGAAGCAAGAGATTCAGTTATACATAAACGGACAGAGAGCGGATTTATTCAACGATGAGACCATTCAGGTAACTTCATCTATTCAGAATGTAAAAGACATCTCTAAGG